GGTTGTTTAAGTGGCTATAGTATTCAAGAGATTGGTGGTGACTTAATATTTTTAGCACCAGATGGATTAAGAACAGTTGCCGGTACTGCAAGAATCGGAGATGTCGAGTTAGGTACAGTTAGTAAAGCTATACAACCTTTAGTAACAAACTTAGCAGAAAACATAAATTCATTTGTAATAGATAGTGTTGTATTACGAGAAAAATCACAATACAGATTATTTTATACAAATACAAGTTTAGAACAAACACAACAAAAAGGAATTATAGGAACATTAAGACCAAACGGGTTTCAATGGTCAGAGACAAGAGGATTAGAAGTTACTGCTATTGGTTCAGGATTTGATAATAATAATGTAGAACAATATTATCATGGAGATACAAATGGTTTTGTTTATCAACATGATACAGGAAATAGTTTTGATGGTAGTAATATATTAGCTAGATTTGAAACACCTAACTATGATTATGGTGATTTAGGAACATTAAAAACTTTACATTATCTTAGAGTATCAGCAAGTTCCGAAGGTATAACAGAACCAGATGTACAAGTTAGATTTGATTATGGTAATACAGATGTTCCACAACCACCAGACTTATTTGATTTAGGAGTTATTAATCCACCTTCAAAGTTTGGCGATGCATTATTTAATACAAATGTATTCGGTGGTGGAGATAATCCTTTAATAAGAGTTCCATTACAAGGAAGTGGGACAAGTAACAATTTTACAATTATAAGTGATGACACAAAAGCCCCATATACAATAAATGGTTTTTATGTAGATTACATACCTTCGGGCAGGAGATAAAATATGGCATTAACAAAAATTTCAAGAAGTTTATTAGATACAGGAATTTCTGATAGTTCTGATGCAACAGCTATAACTATTGATAGTAGTGAAAATGTTGGGATTGGAGAAACTTCACCAGCAGGTCAACTTCATATAAAAGGTACAGATATTAGTGCAAGTCCAGCATCAACAGCAAATCAATTAGTTTTAGAGGATACAGAAAATGGCATAAGTATTTTATCTAGTACATCAGGTGCTGGAAATATTGCTTTTGGTGATAGTGGAGATAATTTCAAAGGTGCTTTTATTTATGACCATTCAACAGATGCTATGCGACACTTTACCAATGGTGGTGAAAAAATGCGTATTCATTCATCAGGTTGCGTAGGTGTTGGAAGTACAACAGACAGGTCTATAGGTACTAATATAGGTACACTTGTTGTAAATGGTTCTGCTGGTGGTGGTCTTTGGTTAAGTACCGGTGATGCTAGTTCAACAACTTCAAAGATTTACGCTGCGAATAATGGAAGTGTTGGCGAATTAATTATCAATAATGGTGCTGGTGTTGGTTCTGGGGGGATAATAGTTCAGACGAATGAGACCGAAAAAATGCGTATTTTAAGTGGTGGCTCAGTATTAATAGGTACAACTTCTTTATTACAAAGTGATAACAAAGTATCTATAGCAGGTAGTGCTACTGGTGCAGGTAGTGGTGTTATAGATATTAGAAATACATCAAGTAATGATAATTGTGGTGTTATTAGTTTGTCAAAAGCAACAACAACAACAACATCTGCTAATAGATATATATATTTCTATGCTAGTAATTTTGGTACAAATATGGGTGCTATTGGAGGAAATGGTACTGGTAATGCTGCGTTTGTTGCAACATCAGATGAAAGGCTCAAAGAAAATATAAAACCAATCACAGGCTCATTAAATAAAGTGTTAGCACTAAATCCAGTTTCTTTTAATTGGAAGGAAAATAAAGAACATATTGAAGCAGGTTTTGTAGCACAAGAAGTTGAAAAAGTTTTACCTGAATATACTAATACTGAAGAAGATGAAATGAAAACAAAAACTCTTACAGGTGGTATGACAGGTGGATATATAGCTGTACTTACTAAAGCTATACAAGAACTATCAGCAGAAGTAGAAGAATTAAAAAACAAAATTGGAGAGTAAATAATGGCAGGATATACAAGACAAAGTTCTTTTGCAGATGGAGATACAATTACTGCTGCATTATTCAATAACGAATATAATCAGTTAGTAAATGCATTTAACAACTCAACAGGACACTCACACGATGGCACAGCAGCTTCTGGACCAGTCATAGGTTTAATTGGTGATGCAGGAGAAACTTCTCCAAACAACAAAGTCTTAATAGATACTACAAATAATTTTATTGAGTTTTATGTAGAAGTATCTAGTAGTTCAGTACAACAATTATATATAGCAGATGGTGCTATTATTCCTGTAACAGATAGTGATGTAGACATAGGTACAACAAGTTTAAGATTTAAAGATGCATTTATAGATTCTATAACTACTACAGGTAATGTAGATGTAGGTGGTAATCTTACAGTAACAGGTACAACAACATTTAATGGTGGTACATTAACTCTAGGTGATGCTGATACAGATAATATTGTTTTTGGTGGAGAAGTAGATTCTAATATTATACCTGATGATGATAACACATATGACTTAGGTAGTTCTTCAAAAGAATGGAAAGATTTATATATTGATGGTGTTGCATATTTAGATGCTATTAACTTTAATGGTACAGCAATAAGTGCAACTGCTGCTGAACTAAATATTATGGATGGTGTTACTGCTACAACTGCAGAACTAAACATTATGGATGGCGTAACTGCAACTACTGCAGAATTAAATATAATGGATGGTGTAACATCCACAACAGCCGAACTTAATATTCTTGATGGTGTTACCAGTACAGCAGCCGAACTTAATATTCTTGATGGTGTTACTAGCACTACTGCAGAGCTAAATATTTTAGATGGTGTTACTTCTACTGCTGCTGAATTAAATATTTTAGATGGTGTTACAAGCACAGCAACAGAAATAAATTTACTTGATGGTTCTACAGCTAATACAGTTGTAAATAGTAAAGCTGTCATTTATGGCTCAAGTGGAGAGTTAGCAGGAACTTTATCAACAGCAGCACAAACTAATGTAACAAGTTTAGGTACTTTAACAGCTTTAACAGTTGATAATATTACTATTGATAGTTCTACTATTTCTAGTTCAGGAGATATAACACTAGATGCTGTAGGAGATATTATTCTTGATGCAGATGGTGATGATATTAAAATTGCAGAAGGTGGAACTACTGTAATGGAAATAAAACATGAATCAACTGGAATAGATTTTTTACTTAGTACAGCAGATGAAGACTTTAGATTTAAAGGTTCTGATGGTGGTTCAGCTATTACAGCTTTACATCTTGATATGTCAGAAGCAGGTGCTGCAACTTTTAATAGTAAAATCATAGCTACAGAACTAGATATATCAGGAGATGTAGATATTGATGGTACTTTAGAAGCTGATGCAATTACAGTAAATGGTACAACACTAGCAGAAACTATTAGTGATACTGTAGGAGCTATGGTAGGCTCTAATACTGAAACAGGTATATCAGTAACTTATGATGATTCAGATAATACTCTAGACTTTGTTATAGGTTCAGGAGTTATTACTAATGCTATGTTAGCAGGTTCTATTGCTAATAGTAAATTGTCAAACTCAAGTATAACAGTTAGTGATGGTTCTAATACTACTGCTATTTCATTAGGTGGTACATTAACATTCTCTGGAACTTCTAACGAAGTAGAAGTAGCAGAAAGTTCAGGTACAGTAACAGTTGGTCTTCCGGCTGCTACACAAATAACAACTTCATTAGGAGTCGGTGGTGGCTCTACAAATGGAGTACAGATTTCTCAAGGTGCTATTGCAATTAAAAATGGTGGCACTCAATCATATGTAGATTTTTATTGTGAGTCTTCAAATGCTCACTATGCAAGATTACAAGCTCCTGCTCATAGTGCATTTAGTGGTAACATAACTGCAACACTACCTGCAACTACAGGTACAATAGCTTTAACATCAAGTGACATTACAGGTAATGCAGCAACAGCCACAGCATTAGCAACAGCTAGAACTATTGGTGGTGTAAGTTTTGATGGTAGTGCTAATATTGACCTACCCGGTGTAAATACTGCAGGTAATCAAAATACAACTGGTAATGCTGCAACAGCTACAGCATTAGCTACAGCAAGAACAATACATGGTGTATCTTTTGATGGTACAGGAAATATAGACTTAACAGAAGTTATACAAGATACTGTAGGAGCTATGGTAACTGGTAATACAGAATCTAACATTACTGTTACTTATGAAGACTCAGATGGAACATTAGACTTTAATGTTACAGGTGGTGGTTCAGTAGGAGAAGCATTTAAAACAATATCTGTATCTGGACAAGATGATGTAGTAGCCGATTCTGCTACTGACACTCTTACTTTTGTAGCTGGTAGTAATATGACTATTACCACAAGTGCTTCTGGGGATAGTATAACTTTTGCATCTTCAGCTAGTGGTGGAAGTGGTGGAAGTAGTTCTAGTTTTGCTAAGAACACTTTTGCTGGAGATGGTTCTACAACAGCCTTTACATTATCTACAACTATGACCAACGAAGATGGTTTGATTGTATTTATAGATGGTGTTTATCAAGCTGATAATGTTTATACAGTTTCAGGAACTACTTTAACATTTGCAACAGCTCCTGTTAATGGTAGAGTTATTGAGGTATTCCAATTAGAAGGTGGTATTATTGGTACAGCTCCAAGTGTAGATACTATGACTGGAGATGGCTCAGATACTACATTAGCTTTAAGTGTAACTCCTTCATCTGAAAATCAAACATTTGTAACTATCGATGGTGTTGTTCAGCATAAAGATACTTATTCAATATCAGGTAGTACACTAACATTTAGTGCTGCTCCTCCTAATGGTACAAAAGTAGAATGTGTAACATTTAGTAATGTAGCTGTTACAACTTTTGAAGATGCTGATGGAGATACTAAAGTACAAGTAGAAGAATCAAGTGATGAAGATAAAATAAGATTTGATACTGGTGGTACTGAGAGAATGGTATTAGATTCTACAAGTTTAACAGTTACACCAAAAATTGTATCTGATGCAGGTATAGAAATTGATAATATTACAATAGATGGAACAGAAATAGATTTATCTAGTGGTGATTTAACATTAGATGTGGCAGGAGATATTATTCTTGATGCAGGTGATGGTGATGTAATTTATCATGTAGCAGGAGCAGATAGAGGTAGGCTTACTTCAGATAGTAATGGATTTACCATAAGGTCAGACTTAAACAATGGTGATTTAATATTTAAAGGTGTTGATGGAGGTTCAGAAATTACTGCTCTTACCCTTGATATGTCAGAAGCAGGTGCAGCTACTTTTAATGCAGGTGTTACTGTTACAGGTGTTTTAGAAAATTTATTATATTCAACATTTAGGTCAGCAGGTGCAGGTTCTACAATTTCAGGATATGTAGGAAGAGGTAGCAGCATTGTTTCTGGTGGTACTGCAACAGACATTGGTTTAGGTGGTGGTGCAGGTAATATAGTTTTTGCAGCAGGTGGTTCAACAGAAAGAATGCGTATTGATTCTTCAGGTAATGTACTAATAGGCACTTCTTCCCTAGTTGATAGTAACTGTACTGCATTACATACAAAAGCAACAGCTTCTACCAAATGGGTACAGGCTATGAGTGGTGTTGATAGAGGTATGGTCAAATATACAACAGCAACATCAGGAACAGTTTTATTTGATTACTATGTATATAATGGTAGTGTTGTTGGTAGTATAAGTTCATCAGGTTCATCTACAGCTTATAACACTTCTTCAGATTACAGGTTAAAAGAAAATGTAACAGATATGACAGATGCTACCACTAGACTTAAACAACT